TTTGATGGAATAACCTGTGTGTTTCTTAGATCATCTCCATCTATAGTAACATTACGTGGAACAAATACTGGGTTATTTTCCGTGTAGATTCCGCCAGCAACTCGTATAACATCACCTGACTGTGCCGTTAGACAAGCAGCCTCAATGGTTCTCTTTGCAGTTTTTAGTGTGAAACCATCGTAAGTATCATTACCATCTACATTGACATGAATTATATTAGAAACACTAGCACCTGCACCTACCCATACTAATTCACCATCAGAACTAGCAGCAAGAATACTCTTACCTGCACCAACAGTACCAGATGAATCAAGGAAAGTACCACCAATCTGAACTAATCCATTAGCAGTATTACCAGGAGCTCTGGATACTTGTAGAAGATACTCAGGAAGTGTAGTTCCTATACCTACTCGCTTATTGGTAGGATCATATACAAAATTATCAGCACCTTGGAATTTACCATTGGCTGCTTTCTTGAATTGTACAGTATTATTAGCGTCAGCAGCAAGTGTATGAATTTCTGCCTCATCAGCCCAATCAACACCTGTAGCAGTTGCTACTAATGCCTGTCCTGCAGTACCTGCAGAAGTATTTTCATCATATACTTTACCAGTAAACCTGGCAGTACCCCTCACATCGAGGTTTTTAGTTGGTTGGGTACTTCCTATACCAACCTGTCCTGCAGCAACAATACCGTCAAAATTTGCTGTGGATGCTACGTCAAGACCATATTTGGGATCGGTTTTACCAATACCTGCCTTATTAGAATCGGCATCAACAATCAGAGCCTGATCGCCAACCTCTAAGCCTTTTTCGACAGCAAACTTCTTATTTACTGATGCCATTTATCAGTGTACTCCTTAGTATTTGTATTTATCAACTGATACGCATAATGTAAGCGATTGCATAATATGGAGGTAGGTTAGCATTAGTTGTACTTGCCGCACCAACAGGACTTGAGGCAGTCATAGAAAGACTTCCACTCTGACCAATTTGGTCACCTGCAGTAGATCCTGGGGCAGCAACATTTGCTGCATAATCCGTAGTTCCTTCATCATCAAGAACAAATCCACCTGAGGCAGATGCAGTAACAATACCAGATACATTATTAGAGTACCTAGTTGGGTGAGCGTGGTTACCACCTGTTGCAGTGTGAGTGTGTATTGGTACTATAGCATCAGCATTACCACCTGTTGCTCCAGCAGAGTAAGAATCACCTCGACCAACGATAAACTTATCAATTAGGTTTGGAGTTCCATTACTACCATTACAAAGAGACCAGTTTGTTGGTATGTTACCATCGGTTCCAGACCACATAATAATACCACCAATCGGTATTATACCGTTACCTACAAATGATGCTGCTGTACATATACCAGCTATCTTCGCATCATCTGTTGAATTGATCTGTTCACCAGTTATCGTACCAGTACCAGTTATATTAACAGCACTAACATTTCCAGTTGCATTGACGTTAGCGGTTGCAATTATGTTAGCACCCTGTACATCACCTGATGCTGTTATTCTATCGTCAGCAACTATATCATCTGTGGAGTGGAAATGTTCTGCAGTAGAAATTCCAGTAACTTTTGAATGACGACCAACACTTAGATCAGCACCTACTGTTGCATTATTATCAACGCTAAGTGTATTTGCAGTTAGTGTTGCACCAGCAAATGTCAATGAAGAACTATCTTGTAGTTCACCACTAGCACCTATAGTAACAACTCTACCTTGAGTAAGATCATCAACCTTTAGACTACCAATACTAGCATTACCAGTAACAGTCATTGCTTCGCCAGTATCAGCAAATGTCTGACCTATAGCAACTCTATCGAATGCATAATGTTCAGTACCATTCTCTACAGATATTGGACCCCATTGTTGCCATTTCTCTGTACCTTGGTCATTTGTCTGAACCCAACCAATCGATCCACCTCTAGCAAAGCTAGTTTTGAATAGAATGTCATCAGTAGTTTGTGAAGAAGGAGGAGCAAGTTCTTGTATACCAACAAATACTTGTTTACCTACATTACCACCTCTACCACCTCTTAGTTTGATATCCTGTACATCAGTATTACCATTACTATAGAAGTTTTGATTGACTGTTACATCATCAAATGCTGCAGTGGAAGGTAACTGTGCAGTAGCACTAGAAACTGAAGTAGTATCAAACTCATCAATAGTAGATACTTCCTCACCTGTTAGTGCATCAATTTTCTTTCTACCAACATAGAACTCACCCTTATCATTCATAGCAGTGTAAACTACTAATCCACCTCTAGTCTGAGTTGCCTGTGCTAGTAATTGTTCTTTGTCATCCAAGATTCTATCTTGGACTTGAGGCATTGCAGTTGAATAGTTACCTGGACCAAAACCAACATATTCAAATGTGTGTCCTGACGCACGTATCAATGAGTTTCTTCTACCCTCAACTGGTAATGCCTTAATCTTTATTGCCGCCGCATTTCTAGGATGAGAAGTAGCATTAGTTCCTAATGCACCCCTAAGAACTGTAGTTTTATTCTTATTAGTAATTCTTACAATCTCATCTTCAATTTGAAGATAATCACCTCTTCTCAACATTGAGAGGTCTGCTAAATTGATAGATGTAGAAGTACTTGTAAGATCGTTATTCAGTGTTGTAGTAGTACCACCGTATATTGGTATAGTCTGATTATATCCTCTACCAGATATACCTCCACCATGTGCTATACCACCACTACTGTAAGTAGGCTGGGAAGCAGTCTTACCAATATTGACTTTTAGAGAAGATCCATAACCCACTCTATCAGTTACATAATGAGTACCCTGATAAACTGAAGGACCACCAGATATTACTATCTGATCACCTTTTCTCAATCCAACGTCTGAAGCAAGAGTAACTGTAGCAATACCACTTATCCTATCATGTAGAATATTATTGATAGCAGTAGCAATACCAACGTGGTATACAAAACCACCTGCACCTGCAATGTTACTTGCTGTACCAGTATAAGCAATTCTCTTTGCATTCTCAATATTGGTTAGTCTATAAAGACCATTATAACCTTCACTACTTACTCCAATAACCTGGACCACTTGACCCTGGGCATTATCAATAGTACTTACCGTAACAGTAGCATCTGTAGTACTACCAGAAGGTCTAAATGGAACACCCTTTATAACAAGAGTATCTCCAACTTCGTATCCAGAACCAGGATGGTTCAAGTCTACTGAAGTAATAGTACCATTAGCAGCAACAGTAATATCTGCAGTTGCACCTGTACCATTACCACCTGTCAATCTTGCACTATAATAGAATTCAGCATCACCACTACTTGTTCCATATCCAACACCATTTGATGCTATAGTGATACCTGATAGACCATTGAAACCATGCTCATGAGACATATCAAGAGTCAGTGTTCCACTAGATTCAGATGCTGCAGTTACACCTGTACCAATATTACTTTTCTCTACGAATGAATTTATTGTTTCCTTAGTAATACTATTCTTTGGATCATTAGTTGCTACAATACCGATCTTATCCCTTCTGGCATAAGTCTTAGCAGCAATAGGATCATCATTTCTATTATCTGGATCTTGCTGAGGACGTAAAGAGTTTATATCCTGTGCAAAGTAGTTAGATGTAGTAGAGAATGGTGTTACACCAGGTTGTGCAAGATAACCAAGAACTGTTAGATCATAGATACCATCTTGAACACCCTTAGAGAACTTCTGTACTTCCTCATTATTGAAGATTTGATAAGATGTACCAAAACTACGTTTAGTAAAGAATGGTGCGAATGTTCTACCAGAACCAACAATCGAATAATCGTGAGATGTATAAGGAATATTAGTTGTAATAGTTGATATTCCACCTGGATTAGTGTTTATACCAATGCTAAATGTTCTGTCATCAGTTATACTGAGAACTTCAAACATTCCATTATAACCACTATTATCAGTACCATTAGTATTCTGACCACTCTTTAATCTACTAATCTCAACAAGGTTACCAGCACTCAGTCTATGAGAACCCTGAGCAGTAATAATACCTGTCTTAGCAGTAGAGTTCCAAGTAGCATCAACAATTGCATTACTAGTTCTTAGATTAGCAACTGATGTTAAAGCAGTATTATCATTCTTATAATATGTGTCGTCAATAAATGTTGAGGATTCTTGTAATGTAAATCCATTAGAAGGAGGAGCTGCAACAGTTGAATCGTCTGGGATAACAAATCTCATACGATAGATCTTCTCAAGATCCTTCCTAGTATCAGGTGTTCTTACAATATAAGTATTTGAAGTCTTATCAGTAATACTATTCTGATTAGATACGATAGCAGAACGTAAACTGTTACCAGCACCAACGTTTACATACCATCCTCTAGAGGAATCAAACTGAATTGGATGTCCTGGATCTCCTGGATCCTTACCATCTACAGTAGAAACTACTCGTAACCTACCACCTAAGTTGTTTAGTGTGGTTATGTTACTACTAGCAGTAGCATTGTTGAATGTAGTAGCAATCTTGATCTTATCATTGTCTAGACCAGCTGTAATTACAAAGTAATCTGTATCATTAGTAATACCATCAGGCAATGATCCAGTGTCAGAATAGAATCTTACCTTCTCACCTGCGTTGAACTTATGTACATCTTCGAGTGTTATTACATTAGCAGTAATACTATTGATACCAGCATTACTACCAACGAATACTGATTTATTACCTGATGCCCAAGTATCTGGATCTGAATTAGGACCAGGCATCAATACATCAGCACCATAAACAATATTGTTCATGGAACAGAATAACTTATCTCCTACCTTATTACCAACAGTATATCCACTAGCAGTCTTGATAGGAAGAGTATCTTTTACTGTATATCCATCAAGATATAATCTAGTATCTGTACTGACACCAATAGTATTTTGAACATCAATTGACTTCCAGTTTACATCCTCATTCTTATTGAAGTTCTTCTTAGGTGGAACTATCGCTGTAATATATCCTTTGTCATCCTTGATAAATGCTGATGGTTTGAAACCATCTGCACCTAATGCTTTAGCACCAAAGTTAGAGTTAGAGTTTGTGAGTGAAATATCAGCACCTGACTCTGTTCTAAACTGATGAGCATAACCAACAGCAAATGTAGATACTACCTGTAATACAGCTTCATTTGTTGCTTTGATGTGGAACGATTCCCACTCTGGTTTATAATTTGCTAAACCATCAGTGTGTAATGTTACTGAAGTACCTAGAGTTGCTTGATCCTGCCAAGAACCAGATGTTGTATTATACTTTACGAATGCATTATCATCTTTCTGTAGTCCAATACCTGTGTACTGAGCACAGACCATGGATTTGAATCCTGTTGACTTGCTACCATCAGCAAGCATACCACACATACCATAAACTGATCTCAATGAACAGTTGAATATGTAAGGTGATGCAGAAGTTACACTATCACTCTCAACTATAACTGTTGGAGATAAACCAGTCAGCGATGGAGTCGCTGTTGACGTTGGAGCTGCTGGTAAATTATAGGTGAAAGAAGTAGTACTAAGAACCTGTGCTACAACATGACTACCATCATAATCAGTGTTACTTACTCCATTGACAATAACAGGAGTATCAACGTTTAGATTATGTTCTGTCTTTGTTACAACAGTAACTACCGAAGTCGCCGTACTAGCAGACGGATTAGCACCTGAATATATGTCATCAATTTCCAGATCACCCAACCTAGAAACTGCACCAACAATCCTGGTTTCGTCAATGACCTTTTGGAAGTCATCATTAGCAGGATAGTTAGGTAATGCTCTGCCGCTATTAGTACCGTAAGCAAGCGTAAGCTTAGCATAGTACATGTCGAGGTCTGTGTTCCCCTTCCCCGATACCGTGTTCTGCCCATCAGCAAATTCAAAACAAGTTAGCTTATGGTGTGAAAAATTAGGAGCATATACATTGCTCGTATAATCTTTGAAAATCCTATCTGCAGGATCACCATCAAATAAACTAAAATTAAAGAAGAAACAACCACCAGTTACTTTGAATATGGCAGCGTTTGCAATATTATCGTTATCTGGTTGTGGAATATATTTTGGTTTTATCTTCGTCTTTCTAAGATCTTGACCAATAATAGATGTACCACGAGGTAGTATTACACCACCAGTAATAGAGTTGAAGTGATACAGTACATTATCTGGATCTTGTATATCAAACTTAGTTCCTATTGATAATTCACTTATAGATGCAGCAGTACCATTAGCGTCAGTTATATTACCAGAGGTATCAATCTGAAGTCCTGGACGGTTGTCTATGTAATGAGTGCCTGGAGACACCAATATTGTTGTTTTATCAAACTTATCATTATCTTTACCTAACTGATATGAAAATCTAGCAGACTCAATCAGTGCTCTTTGAATTGTCTTGAACGGACGAGTTCTGGAGTTACCAGTATTACTAACGTCATCAGTTGCATCAAGTTCTTCTGGGTTGACGTATATTACGTTACCCTGAACATTCTTGAGGAAATTTTCAAGTCTACTTAATGGCATTGCCTATTTTACCGTATACCAGTCCTTCAACTTATTTATAGTAACTAAATTCGAGGTATGTAACCTTTCGCCTGTTGCACTAATGGAATAACGTCAGATTCTACTTTTTCTATAATATCATCAATCACATTTACATCCAAATCCATGAATGGTGGAATTATACCTAGTATCCGTAACAGTCCGTCAACAAATAGTGCCAAGCATATAAATCCTAAGATCATACTAATTATGGTAGCATCTCTATTATGCTTTGCCATAGATGCTTCATCAATTGCTCTTGCTTCAGCAAGGGCATCTGCAACCATTTTATCTACTTCTATTTTAGTATAGAAATCTCCTAAAAAGGGGATGTCGTGTCTATCAGGGGCCATTCCTCCTCCTACGAAACATATTCAATATCTAGGAATTTCTCTCCTGCTTCCCGTGTGACTTTCAATACATTCATAAACTCCTCTGGTGTATCACATTTTATTTTTTGTTTTGATCCATCAGATCCATGAATTTCAAAAGTCCGAGCTGCTACATCAACAGAAACGCTGTCAACATACTCACCTTCAAACTGCGACATTAGAATTATGCGGTATACTTCAGTATAGCACCTCTTCAATCATATGTCAATGGATCAATATCTATAAGATGATCCCACTCCTCTTTACCTGGTAGTACTTTATCCAAATCTACAAAGAATGATTGAATAATAATTCTAGGTTCATTTCCTGACTTATAATAATGCCATGCTTTGTCTAAGTTATTGAAAGCAAATAACTTATTTTGTTTCCACTCTACTTCTAATTCATATTCATTAGTTTCAAATGGTGTATTACGTAAGTTAGTATCATTATATGCTGAATCATTCTTACAGAGTACTGTACCATATGATTCCTTAGGACTTATGTAATACACAGCAGTAAAGAATCTAGCATGATAATCACAATGCATAGGCATTGTATAATTTGGTGGACATACTGTCCAATGCATTATTTTCTTTACATTCTTTGGAGGTTCTCTAAACCTCTCCATCATCTTATGAAGTTTATTAGATTCTGGTAGAATATCCTCATCTACCCAACGTATCCATTTACCAGAAGGTGTAAGTTCAGGATTCTCCTTATAATTATTCAATTCAATTGCTGCTAATGACTGAAACTCCTCCCATCTCTTAGGAGAAAGGAAGGAGTCTATAGTCATATACTGCCAAGGATCCGTATGTATCATCTTGACTCTGCTCTTACTAGGTAGTAGGCATTGATAGGACCACCTGCACCATTACGTACTATAACCTTAGCACCATACTGAATACCTTGAACAAATAGTTCTTGTTGTACACCAATAGCTGTCAGTTGTACTGTAATAGTTTCTGGATTGACAACACCTATCCAATCCTCAGGTAATTCAATAATACCATCAATCTTTACTATTCCACTTACTTCCATGATTTTGATTATTTTTTTATATTATATCACAGTCTTAGTGTTTTGACCATAATCATATTGAGGATCTTTCATATTTCTAGTCTCATCATCAATCGGTTTCCTCCAGTTAGGATCAGGATAGTCTGTTTGTTTTCCTTGATATTCGGTAAGAAGTGGATTTACATCCTTTCTCTCACCACATATCATATAAAAACAATCAATATTACCAATATCAGATTCCAATACAACTTTTTCATTATCAAATTCTTTTACTATAATCTTCTGCTGCAATCCAATAGGAGTAAGTTGAACTGTTATACTATCTTCATACACTAGATCTTTCCAATAAGAAGGTAATGTAATTTCTGTACCAGTACACCTTCCTCTACAATACACTGCAATTTCTGGACCTTCAATACAAGCATATCTTAGTCTATATCCATCTCGACTAGGATGAGGCATATCAAAAACTTTACCTTTTAGATCTGCTTCATCAAATCTAGATGCAAGTTTTCCTTTGTTACCACAATCAACTTTACCAGTAACAAAAACATCACCATCAATATAAACTGCATTCTCTGCTTTCTCACCAATTATTTCAATATCACCTTCTACCTGAACTGCTCTACCATCAACACCAGGTTTCCAGTCTCCAAGTGCAGTTCCTACAGTCAAGGTTCCCTTTGCAAATCCACCTTTATGATTACCTAGAAATGTAGGTCCAGTATTACATAAAGTACCATCGAACGGTTTATCTCCGTTCAATGTGTCTACTGACATATCTAATTTTGCTGGTTCTTCTACACCAATGTAGATTTTACCAGATTCAATGTCTCTAAATCCAGCCATACTATCCTTTTAGTTCTTTGATTTGTTCTCTTATGTATCTTCCTAAACGACCAGGAATTAACATAGATTTTGGTTCGTGTAACCTAACAACTTCACCGATTAGTATCTGCCATCCTTCAGAATGAGATACTAATCGATCTTTAGCATCAAGTACAACGTTTTCTGCTTGCATTATAGCACGATTATTTGCATCTATGTTTATATCATGCTTTGCTTTTAATGTAATATCACCTTCATCAGCATTTATTGCTTTCATACGAATGTCATTCGCTACAACAGAGAATCTACCATCCGCTTCAATTATTATATCTCCCTTTGACTTAATAATCAACGGTGCATCATCACAATTCTGTAGTATATTACAACCCTTTATAGCATCTTTATCTTCGCTAGATTTTAGTTCAAATCCACCATCATGAAATAATCGTAAAGAAGCACTACTACCAGCATACAATCCTACATCTCTATGTCTAAGTACATCATCATCACGTTCCCTTCCTATAGTAAGATTACCATCCTCAGGGTGATTGATAATTATAGGTGGTACAAGTAATTTACCTTCTGGTTGCTCTCCTCCCTCAACAGGAACATCCTTTCCTGCCTCAACTGCCTCACTAAAAGACAGTCCATTATCAGGTGGTGGTGTATTAAATGCATTAGGTGTTCCTGTCATTAGTAAATCCTCGCACAGTCAACTACTCTAATCACTCTAGCCTCAGGAACAACTGGATCAGTATAATCTTCTCTCTTAGTAAACTTAATAATTGGTCTAATAACAGCACCATTACCAGTCGTACTTTCAACAAATAATGCTGGAACCTTAGTCAATCCCAAATCAATCCTACCAGTAGCACCTGTAATTCTACCATCTTCTATGATAGGTGTCAATGTCTGACCACTATTACTTACAATTAGATCACCTTCTTGATAACCTGCCCCAGTAGAAACTACTTGAATGTTCTCAACTTCTCCTATAACATCTACACCTTCTGAATCACCAGCACCAAGATAACCACCACCAGTATTAGTGACAATAATATTTGTAATCTGACCATCCTCGACAACAGGAGTACCAGTAGCACCCCTACCATTATCACAATCATCTATAATAGCAACATAAGGTGCTTCAGTATAACCAACACCCAAATTCTTCATATTAGCACCAACTACCTGACCTGTTTCATTTATAACTGCATTAGCAACAGCACCTATACCACCGCCACCAAATATTTCTATTCTAGGTGGTCCACAATCCTTAGTCTCAGTATTACATGGTCCAGCTAATGCTCCTACAGGACCAAGACCTCCACCACCTCCTAAAATATTAGGGAACATACCATTTATCATTCCATCAATATTACCAACTAATCCACTCAATCCACCAGCTAAACCAAGAACCCTATTGAAATCTAAAAGTGCCTTAGGATCAGGTCCAACATTTGTAATAACATCATTAGGATTAGGTTCACATTCCATACCTTCACAACTGAATAACGCTAAACCAGTCTGCTGCATATCAAGTGCATCAGCCATCATCGAAGAGAATGCTGGTAGTTGAATACCTGCTAATGCACCAATAGCAGCAAGTGGTCCACCAATAAGATTTTGAATCTTATCTGTTATACTTGCCATCAAACCACCCATAAATTGTTCTGCTGCACAAAGTGGAAAATTAGCTAACTTACCAAGCATTCCTTTCAAGAAATTAGCAATCATATTCTTGAGTCCATTTATAACATTCTCTATCAAACAATAAATGGAATCTTTCTGCTTTTTGATCTCAAGGTTTTTGACTAGATGATCTGGCTCTAAGAAACTAACTGATTCATCAACACCTTTGTTTATTTGTGTGAATAATCCTTTTCTAGCACCTCTAACAGAACCAGAAATTCCACCAGCCATCTTACTAGAAGTCTTGTCAACCATCTTATCCATGTTGACAGTTTTATTTGTAACAGGATCTACATAACCCTCTTTAGTCTTTTTAAGTTTTGAGGTCTTACCCATAAATCCTTGAAGTTCTTTGGTAGAATCACCCACTCCTGCCTTAGGAGGATCACATTTCTGTGCTACCTCAACTTCTTGAGTCTCATTATCATAATGCTTGATTATAGTACCTGTTGCAGTACTAGATTCATCACGTACTGTACTATTACTATCAGGAACACCACCAGAAGCTAAATTTGGTTTATCTTCTTTCAGTCTAATATTATCACCTTTCTCTAGCTTTTCATCATAAGAAAAAGGTTTGAAATTACTAGTACCCTG